ATTCCGCCTGTGCGTAAACCGACATTTCCCACGGAAAGCCTTGGTCGGCTGCTTCGGCGATCTGCGTGCCAAACTCGTTGGACAACAGACTACCCTCGGCAATCAGACCGTCCGCCGTGACCGACAGGCTGCACACGCCCGCCATTTTCAGCGGCGAATGTTCCAGCAGAACCGGAACGGACGCTTTGTGCGACAGCTCTGCCAAATCAACAACGGTCTGATAACCGCCGTAACCGAACGGCTTGCCCGAATTGGCGATACCTTTAAAAGTGCGCACATCATCCGCACGGGTCGCCAAAGCAACCGGCAGCGCGGCGGACAATTTGATATTGAGGGGTGATGTTTTCGTATTCATAGCCGCCATTGTGCAACGCATGACGGCAAACAGACGGCGGCATGACTTCACTTTGCTGCCCGAAATGCAAAAGGCCGCCCGAAACCGTATTTCAGGTTTCAGACGACCTTTTAAAAATCCTTACGCGCAAAATATAAAAATACCCACTTTAAAACCGCTTTAGAATCGCGTCAGATTGATTTTTAAGACTCTGGCGGGGGTTTGCCTATCTTCGGCATCCGACCCGCCTAAAATCGCAAATTTGGGGAATATCCGAAAATGCAGACGGCGGCGGTTTAAAAAACGTTTTCAGGGGGCTTTTAGGGCTGCGTCAGATTGCATTTAAACTCTCGGATATATCTTTGCCTATCCCGACCGATAAAACGCGTTAAAACGCGAAATTTGAGCGGTTATGAAAAAAGGTCGTCTGAAACGGTTTCAGACGACCTTCGGGTTATTTAGACTTGAATCTTGGATCGGCTTCCAAGGCGGTTTTTAAAGCTGCTTTAAACGGCTTCACGGATTCCAGCCGGTCGGCACCCTGCATGATCAGATGATAAATAGCGCGATAATATTTTTCCGGCGCGGCATGGATAGAAAAAACTTCCCAATTGCTGTATTCAAATTCTTCCGCATATTCCGGTGCAATTTCATACATAGCGGGGGTCATATAAGCGAACAAATCCGCACACGCTCCTTTGCTCATCTCCACTTTGACAAAATGGTATGCATCATCATCCTGCTTGATTATACTGATAGTCATTCCGCTAGGCGTACTCATTTTGATTCCTTCACTAAAATTCTGATTTTATTCCTCTGTACTTCGGGTAATGATAGCACATACTGAAGCACCCGATGCCGATTCATCAGATTTAACGCCGAAAAATCAAGCGGTACAATATCAGCTTTCTGCAAATGTTCTTGGATGGTTTTCATCTGCCCGCTCCAGATTTCCTCCGTTTTCTGAAAATAATGATTCATCTTTTCAAGCTTAAACGGCTCTGTAACATACATGAAATCCAAACGCAGCCACTTTTCTCTCGGCAGATTCGGATCGGAAATCAAATAATCGGCAGGCTTCTCACCATCTGTTCCACTTAAATCAAATACCTCCAAACGGTCGCCAGTTGCCTGCTGCCAAGCTGCCGCCGCTTCGGCTTCATAAACAGAAATATTATTGCCACCTGATGTTTTTGCCGCCAGCCGTTTTACTTCCTTCTGCGATACCTTGTCCGACAAAGCCAACACTGCCACTTTATCAGACGCCACGCTATACCGCTTATCCAGCCACGCCTCGCGCCCGGCAATCATGGCAGCCAGTGCCTCTTCGCCGTTTCGCTCGCCAAACAGTGCGTCCATCGCGCCCTGCCTGTCGCCGTGGTTGTGCGCAAAGCTCGGTGTGATGTCGTCGGGTATCAATACCTTTTGACCTGTGCGCGGATTGGTGAACTCGACCATATCCACATCAGGCTCGCCGCTGATGCCCTCGCGCTCCGCCTGCCGACGGGTCAGGGCGGACACCGAGCATTTGCAGCCGTAGCCGTTGGGTGGGAAGATAACCTTCCAAATATCATGGTCAACCGGCAGGACTAAGCCGTAGTAGCGTTTATGGCTGTCGCGCGGATGCCCGGCGGCGGAATGGTTGTAGCGCAAATACGGCAAGGCTTTTTTGTTTGCCTGAATCCGCTGCCACTGCCCCGCCGCAAAGGCGGTTTGCATATTGGTGTTGAAAATGGTTTTCAGACGACGCGTACTGCCGAGCTGTACCAATTTCGGTTCGCCGTCCAGCGGGTCGGTCATCACTTGCTCGCCCCACCAGCCTTTCGCCATCAAATACGGTTTTAAACGCTTTTTAAAATCGGCGAATGCCGTGCCGTTTTGCTGCGCGGATTCGATGGCATCTTTGACTTCGGCGAGCATATCCGCGTCCATCATCTTGGCGACGGTAAACGCGAGACTGTGCTGATACAGCCAAACGTCGTAATGACTGAAACCGGGCAGGATTTTCTTGGCTTTGAAATGCTCGAAGGCGGCTTTATCGACCAGCCCCGCGAAGTTGTATTCAATTCCGTCCATCGTCCGCTCCGTCAGCCCAAGCCGAAAGGCCGTCTGAAACCAAACGCTGGATCAAGAGATTGTCGCCCTTGCTCAAATCAAGTTCGGACAGCTCCACCTCAAATTCGGCATAGTCTTTGCAGCTTTCCAGCAAACCCAACACTGCTTCCATCTTCGGGCGGGCGATTGCCTGCTCCGCCGTATCGGGCGCATTGCGGGCAAGGCCGTCAGACAGACGCAGGCTGAATTTGGCGGGCGCAGGGTTTTCAGACGACGCTTTCGGGTCGCGCAGCTCGAAATGCTCCGGCTCGAAGCCCAAGATGTCGCGGTAGTAGGTTTCGGTCAAAATGAGCTGCCCCGTATCCATATACATCTTGTCGCGTTCGGCTCGGGTTTTATCGACCTTGATTTCGTCTTCAAACTCGAACCATACGCCTTTGGGCGCATTAATCGGCTTGCCGTAGGCGTTGTTGACCATCACAAGCGCGTCGATAAAGTGCTGCGCCGCGCGGGAGAGCAGAGCGAGATACGCGCCGATGCGCTCGTCTCGGTTGTTTTCTTCGGTTTCTTGGCTGGCGCGGCTGGCGGTTTCAAGGTCGCTGGTTTTGACCTTGCCCAACAGCGTTTTTTGGATACGCGCATTGGCGAGGTTTTCCAATCGGCGGAATGCCTGACCGTCCGCGCTGTTTTGCAGCATCATCACATCGTCCTCGCGGTCGATGCTCAACGCGCCGCCGGAGACAAAGCGGTAAAAACGGCTCATGAAGCTATTGTGGTCGTCCTCGCTGTTGGCTTGGATTTTGGCAATCAGATAAGGCTGGGCGTAGCGCGTAATGAATTGCGCGGCATAGATAAAGCCTTTTTTACGCAACGCTACGGGCGCATACAGCCGCGCGGCCGCCATTTCGCCCGCTGGATTGGTTGAAGTGGCGCGGTGGGTAATAAAAAGATACAGGACATCCGTATTACAAGCCTCCTCGCCGCCAGTGCCGCGATACACCAGCGAGCCGTCACGGTAGGGGATATATTTCGCCAGTTCGCCGCTCTTGTTGCTGATGTGCTTAATCGTCAAAAAGCCGTCGGGTTCGGGCTGATAAACGTACCGACCGACACCATAACCGCCCAGCCGCGCAGTCAATACGATTTCGGCAAGCGCGGGCAGGTGGCGTTTAAGCGTTTTCCACAGACGGTCTTTATCCTCGTCGCCCAAATCCTCACCGTAAATCCGCCAGGGCTTGTTGAGCATGGCCGCGTGCAAATCCTCCAAACAGGCAGCCACCTCGTCATCGCTTACCACCGCGTCCAATGCCTGCTGTCTGTCCACACCGAGGCGCGAAAGCAGCGCGTCCGTGCCTTCCATATTCGAAAACAGGCTTTCCAGCGCATCTTCAGTCGCGCTCGTCAATGTCTTGATGGCGGTTTTCCGCGTTGCGCTTTTAATCAATCCGAACATATTTTTTACTCCGAAAGGTCGTCTGAAACCGTTTTCAGACGACCTTAAAATCACATTTCCAACATCGGCGCAGGCAAATCAATCGCACGCGCCCTGTTTGACACATTGCCCGTCGTTGCCGCCATCCACAGCATATGCAGCGCATCGGGTCCGTCGTCGTGGTCGGCTTTCGGGAAGTGGCGCAACTGGCTGATTAAGGTCTTTTGGTCGGGGTTGAGCAAAATCAGCCCGTTGGCCATATGCGGCTGCAAAGTCTCAATCCGCAACATCTTGTCCGATGACGGCTTAATGCCGCGCACGGGGATATGCACACCCGAACGCGCACCGCGCTTAATCAGCTCGTCCTTGAGGAACTCCTGAAACTGCACCGTCTCCACCACCCACAACACCGGCTTGACCCGCGCCTCTTTTTGGATGCGGATCACGTCCTCGATAATCAAATCGGGCAGGCGTTTTTTGACTTGGGCGACGGTTACAAACAGACGACCCGTCGATTTTTGATAACCACCGACCAAAATCGCCGACGGGTCGCGCCCCGCGCCAGCCTTACCCAACGACGGGTCGAGCGCACCGTAGTACACCAAATCGTCCGGCAATTCCGACCAGTATTTGATGTTTTCGGCAAACGGCGCATCTTCGCCGCTGACCGGGTCGTTTTGATACTCGCTGTCAAATGTCGCATGACCGTCGCGGGCGCGGATTTTCATCAGCGCGAGTACGCCGCGAGCCGCCCAGCTTGTTTGCGCGCCGCGTTCCATCTCGTCTTTGTTTTCCTGATAAAACGCCTGCGCCACTGCTTCGCCGTCGTTTCGGAAAAGTTCCTCCCATCTGTCCCACAAATCCATGCGGTCGGGCCATTCGAGCATGGCTTTAAACTTGGTCGCGTGCCAAAACGGGTTGTTCAACGTTCGGTTCAGCACGCTGTCGTAGTGCAGGATGGTGCCGATATAAATCACGTCAAACTTCTGCCCCGCGCCACCCAAGGCGAGGACGGCTTTTTTCAGCCAAGTTTCGAGTTTGTCGCGTTGCTCGGGGTTGCGCACCTGTTCGTCGTTCTCGATATCGTCGAGGACGGCGAGGTCGGGGCGGTATGGGCCGTGGCGCAGACCGCGCAACTTTTTGCCACTGCCCGCCACTTGGATTTTGACTTCGTTTGCCGTTACCGCAGTCCCCGCCTGCCAAACACGCCCCTGTCCGCAAGCCTCCGGAAAGTCGGTTTTAAGGCGCGGGTTGAACTCAAGTTCCGCCTTGATTGCCTCCAGCATGGGATAGGCTTGGTCGATACTGTCCATCACTATGACCGCGTAATGCTTGCGCCCCGTTACCACGCACCAAAGCGTAAACAGTTGCGTAACCAGCGTCGATTTCGCCTCGCCGCGCGGGGCGGCGGTTGCCTCGTTGATGCCTTCAGACGACCTCAAGATTTCGGGCAGTCGGGAAAATAAAAACTTGTGCAGCAGCGACTTTTCGGGCGAGCGGACATAGTGCGGAAAATATGTGTTTACGAAATACTCGTACCCGTTGACCGGGTCTAATACCTTCGCCCGACGCTCTGCAATGGCGACAGTCGACGCGTCGAAGCCGTCCACCTCTGCCTCAATGATTTGGCGGAGTTGGGCGGCGTATTCGGCAAGCGACTTTAAAAACTCTTTGGACTTCATGTTTTATTCGTAATAGTGGACAACCGGCTTTTTCAGCGGCTTCTGATTAACCATGAAACAAAAGGGCAACGGCTCTCCCGTTTTCATTTCATTCATAGCGGACATAAAGTAAAAAAACTGGTCGGCGAGCCAAAACAACGGCTCCAGCTTATAACGCGGCGCAACTGCCGGCACTTCGCTATCCCAATCTGCAATCCAAATCGGGCAAAATAAAAACCAACCTTTATGCGTGTATTCAACTTTTTGCATATCGCTTACCTGTATTTCTTTTCAATTTCCACGCCCAGCGGCTCGACCAACTCGACAAAAGCCTGCAAGTGTTGCGGGTATCGCTCCTTGACCACTTCGCCGAACAATTCCAACACCTCAATCGCCGTCGCCAGTTTTGACGTTTCTGGCATTACTTTGGCGTTTGCCGCCACGGTCTTGGTGAACGCATCCGACAAGCTTGCCAACAATTTGGCGCGCTCGGACGGCATCAGCTCTTCAATCGACGTGTCTTGCAACATAGTCATCGTCGATTGGTACTGCACCAAAAAACCCGCCAACAGCGAACGGCTCAAGTCTTCGATGCCGCCGCCCGCCAAGGTGTAGGCGGCGCGCACTTTGTCCCAATCGTCGCCGGTCTCTTTGGCGGCACGTTTCCAACTACGGGCGGTAGCTGTCGGGATTTCGCACATCATCGCAGCGATTTCGAGCGTCTGCCCGTCGCTGACGTACAGCCTGCGCAGCTTTTCGCGGGTTTCTTTCGGGTGTGCCATATCAGCCCCCGAACTTGGCTCGCAGCAGCTCCCAGCCGGTCGTCACAATCACGCCGCCGAGACCGCCATAAACCGCAGCAGATTTCTTGCAGTCTTTCTTAATTTGCTGCAATTCCTCGTCCATTCGAGCCTGATTGGCGAGCATGTCATCCTGCTTGGCTTCGATACGCGCCAAGGCTTCTAAAATCGGGTCGTTCATGATTTGTCCGCTTTCCTGTCTAATTTTTCATTCATTTTTTCAAGTTTGTTTTCGATGCGTTCCAAAGACGCCGCGATATTTTTTCGGTCGGCTTGAGCATCCTGCTTGGTGTGATAGGAGAGCTTGACCGCGTGCAGCTCCTCTTTCAGGTCTTCAATGCGCTTATCCGCCTCTTTCAGACGACCTGAAATGCCGTTTACCCAAAACCAAAATGCCGCCGTCGCAATCGGCCACAGGGTTTTAAAACCAAATTCAAAGTCCATTTAAAACCCCTTTAAACCGGCACGTCGCCGAATACGATACGGACGGAGTAGCCGTCAGGGCGATTGCTGGAAATTTCGAGTTCATCCCCATCGTTACAAACGCAGTAATACGCCGAAATCGTCTGCCAAACTGCACGCTTAAAGGTGTCGTAGTTTGTATTTGGATATTCAAGGTTAAAGGTCGTCTGAAAATCCTTGTTCATCCGTACCGTATATTCAAACCCTGCCTTATCCAGCAAATTGGAAACATGGATGACAAACGGCTCTTGTTCACGTGCACGGCTTAATCCCAATTCCAAATCGGCATGGCGCACAGCCAACTGACGTTCAACTAATTCACGGTAGGTCATTCTTTGATACCCATTAAATATTTTATCCGTCTGTACAACTTCTTAACCCACGAAATATTTACAAATGTATAAATCTTTGTTACAACTTCGCCGTCATACTGCGCATTTTCCCGTGCAGCCCGAAATTTTGCCTGGGCTTCTTCAGGGCTGTCCGCCCAAATGCTCAATGACCAGGACTTGCCGTCAAAGCGGTAAGAAAACGTGTACTCATTCATAGGAGAAACCTTATGTATTTTGAAATCTATAAAGACGCAAAAGGCGAATACCGTTGGCATTTGAAAGCAGCCAACCATGAAATCATCGCTCAGGGTCAAGGCTACACCAGCAAGCAAAACTGCCAGCACGCAGTCGATTTGGTGAAAAGCACTACCGCCGTTACCCCTGTAAAAGAGGTATAAAATCCGCTTTTACCCTAAGCCCGCGCCCTACGCGGGCTTTTTTGTCAGTCGCCGACTTTGCGGGAGCGATTGCCCGCCCAGTCGCGCCACGCTGCGTTTTGGTTTTCCAGTTCCGAAACATAGCCGCCAAACTCAGCGGCGTGTTCGAGCAGCGTTGCTGTCTTGCCGTCTTTCGGCGGATTCGGGCGCACCGGCGCGACCATCAACGCAGCGGGCGGTGTCGGCATGATCGCCTTTTCGACAACTTTAATTTCCGTAGCCGAGGGCGCGGGCGTAGAGGCGCAGGCTGTGAGAGCCAAGGCCGTCAATACAACCGCCGCCTGCTTTTTGGCGGTCTTGAGTAAGCGCATTTTCGATTTCCTTTTTGTTTTCCGTTTTCAGACGACTGACTTCCGCCTGTTTTTGCGCCAAAGCCACGCCGACGGCGTGCGCCTTGGCTTCAGATTGTTTTGCTTCCTCGCGGGCTTGTTCCAGCTCGCGTGCGTAGTTTTGCGCCGATAGACGCAAGGCCTGATCCTTTTCGCGCTCCATCTTGTCGATAACGACCTGCTGCTTCGCAAACGCCGACTTATAGCCTTGATGGTGCGACACCGCCAGACCCGTGCCGACAAGCGCGATGATGGCAATCGGTTGCCAGTTATTCGCCAACAGTTTCACGAGTTTCGGATTCATTCTCGACCTCCTGTCGCTTTACGCTGACCAACGAGCGCGCTACGGCATAGCCGCCCACGATGCCCAAATACACCGCCCAGATTTCCGCTGACGGGTCGGGCAACGTCACAAATTTAAACGTCCCCGCCGCGCAGGCGACGTTTGCCCATAACTTCGAATGTGAAATGCCGCCTGTCGCGGGGTTTTTGAAAATGTCAAAAATGCGCATCTTAATAACCATCCCAACCGTCAATCATATTTCTTACTTTCTCGCCTTGCGTTTACGCGCCGCCCGTTTCGCGGCTGCCACGCCTGAGTTTCTTAAATTTGGGCGTGGATAGGTGTGTATCGGACGAACATTTGGCATCTGTATAAGTGCGCGGTTTACCTGCTCATTACTAGGATTTTCTCCAATCAATTTTGTAAGGAAATAGGAAGCAGCTTCTTTTAATTTACCAATAATATTCATACTCTTGCCGCTCCCAACTCCATCGCAATCGCGTCCGCAATCGCGCGGCAGATGCCCCATTTGGTAGCCTTAAACAAGGCTAAATCCGCATCGTTGCTGATAAAAAACGGCTCAAACACAATGCCGCCGTTCTGGGCATAGGCAAGGCGGGAATGTTGCCCTGCGTTATCCGGCTTAAAGCCGTCTTCGCCGCGCAGTTTCCAGCCTGTCGCCTTGGCAACAGCCTTGCTCAATACCTGACACCAGCGTTTGTTTTTCGGCGTGGACAAGGCTTCGATGCCTGTCGCCGCCTTACTCACGGCTGCATTAGTGTGAAACTCAATCGCCACATCCGAGCCGCGAATCAGCTTAACCGCCTCGCGCAACGGCATATTGCCTTTGCCCGTGCCGTCGGTTTTAACGGTCAAGCCGTAGTCATCGCGCAAAATAGATGCCACGATATTGCGCATATCCTGCGCTAGGTCTGCCTCACGGTCGCTGCCGTTGACTGCGCCCGGGTCTGTATTGCTGTGTCCAGCGGTTAAGGTTACGGTTTTGCCCATTAATCATCTCCAAAAAGGTTGATTGCATAACATTTGAAAACCCCATTAAACCTTTTCAGACGACCCCCAAGCCCCGTCAGGCTTGCATTCAGCGGAATGCAGGTAAAAAAAATCCCTGCACGAAGCAGGGAAAAAAGGTCTACTCAAACACACAAGGAAAACAAAACCATCATGCCGCAAACAAATCAGCCTGCGCCCTTGCCGCCGCCTCGCGGTCGGCCTCTTTCAGAATGTATCGGATATTTCGTGTTGACAGCTTATGCGCCAACACCAGCTCGCGTACAATAAACAAATCGCTCAAACCTTCCGCGCTCATCGCATCATATTGGCGGCGGATAAACCGGTTACGCAGCTCGCGCATCGCATCCCAGCAGCGCGGAATCGCCAAGAAAGGCTGCCCGACATAAGCACGCTCCAATCGTCCCGCTGCTTCTTCGCCGATGTCCTCGACCAGTTGCGCGTGTAAGATTCGGCTCTGACGCGTATTGCGGCGGCGGTTGGAAATCGGATAATTCGTCCCACCCCAAACTTTAACCATGTGAAATGTAGCTTCCAGCCCGATAACCGTAATCATCGCCACCACGCTGTGCGGCAGCAGATGTTTCACATCCTCAAAATCCTGCTCTGTCATCTCCCAGTTCAAACTCATCCCGTTTTCTCCTTTTTCTTGCGGTTCGCACTAATCTGCAAAGCCGCCACCAGCTTGTGCATATTGCCGTCGGACAACCATTCCACGCGGTCAACCTTAAACATTTTACGCGCCGTACCGTGCGCATAATTCCAAGACCAGCCGTTATCCAGCAGCAGAGCTTCGATTTTGCGCATCATCGGGTCGGCAGAATCGCGGCGGTTCGGTCGTTGTCCTGCCGTCTTTTTCGGCGCAAACCCATGCTGGCGCAAATCCTCGACCACGCGCTCCAGCTCAGGGATACTGCACTCGGTACACGACCGCTTGCCCGTCACACGCTCCAAGACCGCGCGATACGTCGCATCATCTAAACCAAGCTCCTTTTGAGCGATTTTAATTTTCGCAATCAACGCACGGCGCATTTCAAACCCCTAAAACACAATATATTGATTAATTAACGTATATTATACAGATAAAATACTATATGTTGTAGTAAGCCGCTGTTTTTTTTTGCGAAACGGATAGGCATAAAAAAAGCCGTCTGAAACAGGTTTTAAACTGTTTTCAGACGACCTTTTGCCGGGCGTACTAGTTAGTTGTCTACAAAAGGAAGTTTCATTTGTGGTGCACCATGCCGGTGTTCCAATACTTCCAGAATTCGATACTCCGTTTTCATATTTTCCCCTTTGATATATTGTAGTTTATGCAAGCGCGCTTTGATGATATCCCCTTTAGCAAAAGCTATTTCTCCCGATTGCACAAGCCTGAGAAATCCTTCATCTTCGACATCCGCATTGAATATGGAATTACCATCAGAAAACCGCCATTTATAGTTACCCTCGAAAGACAGACTTACTACCTGAAGATTCATCTTTACTTCGTCATCGGCAAGGATTTCATCTTCTTCTTTCGGTGGCTCGAAAAAAGGCACTTCTGACTCCTTAATGACCATAAATCGGGAAGTTTGCTCTAAATCAGTAACAGCAAATTCATCAATACCTTCCTGCTCTAATGGGGACAATACATCTTTAAATGCTTCATGGATTTTTTGGTTTTGGTAAAGCCATAATACCTGCTTCTCAGTTTCGTAATATTCATCACCGACATACACCTTAAAGGTTTCATCACCAACCGTCTCGATTTTAGAAATCTTGCGGCTTCTCAGCCATTTTATCAGCCCAATTAAACCTTTTCCCGTATATTTAGTTATTCCCGCCGTACCCCATACCAAACCAAGCCATTCAAGCAGGTTTTTGGCTGTGGCAATATTCTCAGAAGTAAATAACGACTTACTTAAATCCACTAGTGAAACAAACGTATTCAACTCAATGCCGAAGCAACCTGTTTTAAATGAAGCTTTTACATTAACGCTTACTTTGGCACGGCTCCCGTTGATTGCTGCATTAGCTTCTTCCAATAATGTACCGAATGCATAAAGCGCAGGAGCAAGGGTTTGCACATTCATTTCATTGTTGCGCAATGCTTCGCCATCATACAGTACATTGAATTTTTCGTGGCTCATACGGATCTTCATCTTCTTCTTCCTAATCCGACGATTTTAGCCTATTTTAAACACATCTCCTATCAAAAATATACTGTATTTCGAATAAAAAAAGCCGTCTGAAACAGGTTTTAAAACCTATTTCAGACGGCCTTTAACATTGTTTTAAATCATCACATCAACTCCTGCTCCGTAGGCTCAATCACAAAATCCTCAAGCCCCGACACAATCTTAATACCCGGCACTTGCCCATTCGCAAACTGCTCGCGCTCATTAAGGATGGCGTCTTTGTCGATTTCCTGCTTGGTGCGGATAAAGCTTTGATATGCCGTTTTTTCCGACATCCAAGCCAAGACG